TCCTCATTAGCCCCCTTAGCCATGTCTGCTACTTCCCTACCTACATTCCAAAACTCCTTACTTCCATTCTTCCAGACAGTTATAGTATCAGAGCCAGACTTAGCCACTTTCTTAAACCCTAATTCTGGAGACATACTTTGTGCATCCACAAATGACTGAGCTACAGCGTTCTTCTCGATTGCTGCTCGTTGTTTAAAAGTGTTACCTATGATCGACTCAACTGGACTGACAATGTTTTTCTTTGAACCTTTTAATCTCTTAATGGGTTGCGTGCCTTGCATCGCTTTCCTTGTTGGTAATCCCAAGTAATCATCCATTTGATCCATCACCCTAAATAAAGGTGAGTAGTCTGGGTTCTGTGATTTGATTATCTGTGCATTTTTAGGTGATACAAAGCCAGCATCTATCATCTCTTGGAATCCTTTGTCTTGATACGAATATAGCTTATCTGCTATATTCTTTAAAGTCCCTCCGTATTTCTGATCTAAGGCACTGACTATCTTCCCTGCTTCTACTGGGTCTGCTCCATAGACAGTACGTTCTACTGTACCAAAGCCCGCTATACGCTTGTTGGCTAGGTAGGTGTCTATGTCTAGTTTAGGAATACCAGCAGTTTCCATTTCTTTTAATACTGGTTGAAGCTCTGACCTAAATCTGTAGTCTGCAATCCCTCCCGCACCTGTAAGTCTTCTGACTAGATACTCTGGGTCGTACTCAGGTCTGAGAACTGCTCCCTTTTTCTTTAATGCTTTTTGAGTTGTTTTTGAAACCTTTGTAGCAGGATTATATCTATTCACCCATTGAGTGTAGACGAGTTGCGGAAGCGGGTAGAGAATCCTTTGCTCTTTTGGCCGATACTACTCCTTTGTCTACCCCTAGCGTACTTTTTACTCCTTTGGTAGATATAAACCCACCTTCATAATAATCTATTGGTGGTAGTCCCATAGCAACTCTATTCTTATTTGCTTCTTTTCTTAATGTGTTTATTTCTTTAGTAGATAAACCAAGCTCACCAACAAACTTCTTATCCTTCTCCCAAGCTCTAGGTTTCTTACCTACAAACCTTCCCATCTCATCTCTCAACATCCTGTCTGCTACAATTTTAGATTGTTTAGGAGTTAGTTTCTTAGTGGAGATATTTACTAAGGCTTCCTGAAATCTATTCTTTATCTTACCTAAAGCCCATCCACTACCAGCGACAGCACCACTTAATAAGCCTCCAAATAAAGCCCCTACTGTTACTCCAGTAGCAATATTCATCTGATAATCTCTTTCGTTCTCTATTGCCCTACCCTCACTCAAAGCGTTAATCAATCCATAAGCTGAACCAAACTTAGCTCCCTCCTTGAATCCTTTACCTAATACTTTCTTAAATGTTTGTTTAAAAGCTAACTCGCTACCCTTTAGTACAGCCTTTCCACCTTTTGGAATATAAGCATCTAAAATAGGTTCTATAGTTCCTGCTATATTACCTACTATTTCTTTTCCTGTTCGTTGTTGTCCAGCTATGTTATATCCTAATCTAGCTTGAGCTGATTTTAATTGCTGATAAGGAGCTATATCTCTACCACCAGCTATCCTACCTACATTCTGTGTTACATCGCTAACTGGCCCAAGTAATCCTTTGCCAATAATAGAATTAGCCCAGTTAGAAGGAAAATTAACAATTTCTCTCTTAAGTTTCTGCTTAGAACCCATCTCAGGAGTAATCTTTGCTGTAGGAAATGGTTTAAATTGCTTGGGGCTTTCTATGAACTCTTGAGCTTTGCCCAATGCTTGGGCTGGTTTAGATGTCCAAAAACGATTAGATAAACTCTGCTTTGGAGCTTCTAGTGGTTGTTGCACTGGAGATAAGGGCTTTTGTTGCCACTTATCGTAAACACTCTGAATCTTGGATAATGCTGTCTGAATTAAACTCATTCCTTATGCTATCAAGGAGGGCTTGGGGTTTTCAATAAAGTTCTATTCCCAAGTACCTGTTTCAGGATTCCATTTCTTTCCTGTCGTAGTTTGACCTGTTGGCTGTTGTTGTGTTGCTGTGCCTGGTAGACTTGCTCTTATTCCTTCAGGTCTAACTGTAGTTTGAGATTGAAAGTCTTGTTGTGTTTGTTGTCCACCTTGAACCATCTGCATTAGTCGTTGTCGTGCCTGTTCTACTTGTTGTTCACTTCCTTGTCTATTAGCTTGTAGTTGTTGCTGATATTGATAATCTTGCATATTGATAGCCTGAACTGTATTGCGTAGATTTTGTAGTGATTCATACCTAGCCATAGCTTTATCTGACTCTGCTTGGTTCTTCATTCCACTGATTTCGTTTAACCTCTCCTGAAACCATCTCTTAGATTCATTTAATGCAGAGTTCTTTTGATTCTCTAATTCCGCTAAAGCAGTAGTAAATCTAGTCTGTAAATCAGCCTTGAAGCCCTCTATCTTCTGCATACCCTCGGTAAATAGTCGTTGGATTCCACCTTGTTGTCGTTGATGTTCTACGTTAGATATTTCACTAAAGGCTTGGCCAGCAGAGCTAGAGCCACCCCATCTTTGACGACCACCTCTTTGTTGCTCTGAGTGTAGTCTTCTGGCAGCAGAAGAAGCATCTGTCTTGCGTTGAGTTGTTCCTCTCTCTGATTCAGCTATTCCCCTTTGTCCGATATCTCTTTCACCTTCAAGTGACCCCTTAGAAGTACCATATTGTGTTTGAATTTCTTCTTCTATTCCTGGTTGTTGTCCCCTTACCATAGATTCTGTTTGTCCAAGTTGAGCCATTATTGGATCAAAGATAGCATTAAAATCAAGTGCTGGTAATCCTCCACCGTCTCCACCTGTTTGTTGTTGTTGTTCTTGTTGAGTTTGACCTGTATTTACTGTTGAATCACCTAATACACTTCCATTACCAGTTACTACGTTGCTTGCTGGGGTACTAGTCCACTGACCTCCACTGGGGGTTTGAGTGAAGAAATAATCTCCCTCTTGTGTTCCGTAACCTCCTGCTGGTGAATATGATGGTGATGCCATATAATCTACTTTACTAATTTATAGGTAGGGTTTTCAACTAAACCCTTTGACTACTTGATAATGAACCAACACCCATTTTGGTTGCTTCAATGACTGCTTCTAAGAACTCAAAATTAGAGCCTCTACCAGTTGTTAAGATCTCTATCTGCACAATACGAGCTTGTTTAAACATACTACCCCATCTAGTTGCCTCATCTGCTGCTGTAACCGCATCATCTGTTTCAGTATCTCCCCACAGGGTAGTTCCCCACATATCTGTTCCCCAACCAGTAACTCCGTTAACTTCTGCTCATGTAATAGTAAACGTCTTAGCTAGAGCAGTAGTGCCGTCCTTATCTTCAGTATAGATGTTAACTGTAACTGTTCCCTGTATATTCCTTAAAAGAGTGTAAAAGTATTTGATGATAGATAATTTAGTCCAGTCTCCTAGATAATCTTTGTTGGTTCGTAGTGTCTTAGCCAAAGCTGTACCAGCATCAGCATTTAGTGAAGTATCAAATTCATAAAGTTTATTATCATCATAACTTGTTAATACCCACTTCTCAGTACCACTAGAGTCCACATACTTCCTCATTTCGGAGATACCAAATGGGAACTTCCAAGGCCCCATAAAACAGCCCCTCTCTCTATCATAAACCATCATCTCTCTCTTGCGAGGGAAGGATAGGACGTATTTGTGATCTACATAGAAAGCACAAGCTGTCTTGTAGTCATCATCGTTAAGGGTGTCAAGGTAAGGTCTTATCCTAGCACTGATCTCATTGGTTCTGATTATATTCAAGAAGTTAGGCTCATATCCTGTAACATAGATTCCACTTCTTCCAAAGTAGAAAGTGTCGTTCTCTACTGTAGCAATGGTGTTCTGATTAGAACATCCAACAGAGGTAGAGATAGGCATATAGGTAGGATCAAGTACATAGTAATTTCCTATCTGGGTAATCTTTAAATCAACTAGGTAGGAAGCAAACTCTTTGTAAATAACAATTCTGTCTGCAATTGGCTGCACTGCTACTCCAGAGATATTATCTCCTGAGTCTGGGTCACTGTAGTGATAGCCTCCACCATCAGCCCAGTTAAATGAAGTGTGATTTGGGTATCTAGCTGAGATTAGTAGTTTGTTTGGTTCAGCAGCATCTACACACAAAAGTCTATCTTTGTACTTAGCAATAAACTTACTTTGCACTCCACCTGTAGTATTAGTTATTGGGGCTAAGATAGATTCACTGGCTGGTTCACCAAAGTCATGATAAAAAGTAACATCTACATCAGTGGCAGCTAAGAATGTTTCATCTCCCGCTTCACCTCTGTAAATCTCAAAACCAGAGTAAGTTGCACACGATGGAGCAGTCCAGAATATATGATAAGAACTCAATGATAAATCATTAGGTAAATCGGTTAAAAGAACATTAGTAGTAGGTGTAGTAGAGCCTCCATTTGCCCCTAAAGCTACTATCTTCCAACTTACTTGATTTAATCCACTTACACCTGAATAGTTAGACACTCCTAATCCAGTAGGTGGTGAGATTGTAGCAAAGACTGATAGATTCCCACCAGAGTATGAAGTAAATGAAGTATCCTCGGATACGATAAAAGTTTCTTCTCCTAGTTGCTCTGTTTTAATCTGCGTACCTGAAGGCCATGATTGTCCTGTAATAGTTGTGTAAGAAGTACCATCCTTTTTAGCTAAGTATCCCTCATCGGTTAAAGCAAAGATTTCATCGGTATCTCCATCATTAGATTTAAAAGTCCCGACTCCCCTAACAGTTCCAGTCACATTAGCCTCAAAATATAAAGAAGTTCCCCATCTACCAGTAGGAACTCCAGAACCTATTAACATTAGATTGTCTGCTTGAACTAACTCATTA